GCAGAAGGCTACGAAGGCGAAGATGAAGAATCTGATGAAGATAAAAAGAAAGTTGGTGATTCACTTTCACGTGCTGAAATTCTTGCACCAGGGATTGCAAAATCTAAGGACATGAAGAAGAAGGCACTGGCAGTAGCATACAAAACTGCTGATGGTAAAAAAGTGATTGATTCACTCACTGGTGGTAAAGAACTTTCTAAGCTTACAAAAGAAGCTGAAGAAGCAATCTTTAACGCAGCTTCAGAAATGTTGAAGACAAAACGTGTAAATGATTTTGCTTCTCAACGTGTAACAACTATTGATTCGTTTCCTGCACTAAAAGGTTCAGGGGCTAAAACAGTTGAAGATATTAACAAAATGAATGCTGAACACTACAACAGCAAAAAATAAGGAGAAACGACTATGACCGCTTACTTAAAAAATGCACCAGCAGGGGTTCCAGGTGATGTAACAAGACTTCAAAATTCGATTGTTGAACCAATCCTATTAGGTGAAGAATTTACAGCATTTGGTGTTCCGTATAAGCTTGACGCTTCTACTGGTAAAGCCATGATGATTGATTCAGGTGATGCTGCAACAGTTTTCAAAGGTATCCTTTCACGTTCAGTTCCTTCTATTGGTGGGAACTTTAACCAGGGTCTAAACGATGCCATTCCTAATGATGAATCAAGTCAGGGTGGTTTGGTTGAAGGTTATATCAACGTTCTTTGTCCAGTTGGCACACCTGTTAAAGGTGGGATTGTTTACATGCGTGTAACTGCTGCTGGTGCTGAAGTTCTTGGTTCACTTGAAACTGGTGCAGACGGTGGTGATTGTGTTGCACTCACTGGTGTTGAATGGGCTTCAAACGGTAAAGATGCAAATAACATTGCTGAAATTAAAATCAAATAAGGAGTATTAGATTATGAAAATGAAAAAGAAAACTATGGATTCATCTTTGGCTTACTTCGTAAACCAATTAGATGCATTCGACACTACATTGCACATGCCTTTAACTGATGTTACATGGGGGCGTGATATTAAGCTTCGTGGGAACGTTACACTTGCGAATGAATCAACTTCATTCACACGTTCAGGTTTCGGTGGGGTTGGTACACAATCTTCTAAACTTGCTAACGGCCCATCTAAACCGTTCATTTCTCCAAACTCAACTGCTATCCCAGGTGTTAGCATCAACGGTGAAAGAGAAGTAACACCACTTAGACCACTAGCCCGTGAAATTGGTTTTTCATTTATTGAACTCCAACGTTCACAGCTTCTAGGTCAACCAATTGATAAGCAGCAATTAGATGCACTTCAAATGATGTACCAAATGGAAACTGATGCAATGGTTTACATTGGTGACACTGATGTTGGTGCTGAAGGTCTTATCAACAGTTCACTTGTTACTTCTTCAGTAGCAGCAAACGGTGCTTCTGCTTCACCACTATGGTCAAGTAAGACACCAACAGAAATTCTTGCTGATGTAAATTTCATTTTACAAAAAGCATGGGAAGCTTCTGCATACGCAGTTTGCCCTGCTGAACTTCGTATCCCACCTGCACAGTATTCTTTGATTTCAACACAGTTGATTTCAAGTGCTGGTACTGTTTCTATTCTTAAGTACCTTTCTGAAAACTCTATTGCTAACAACATCAACGGTAAGCCACTCAACATTCAACCGTTGAAATGGTGTGCTGGTGCTGGTGCAACAGCTTCAGACAGAATGGTTGCTTACACGAATGATGACAAACGTGTTCGTTTCCCAATGGTTCCTATTCAACGTCAAACTGCTTACTACAAAGGTATTCACTTCCTTTGCCCTTATGTTTACGCATTTGGTGAAGTTGAATTTGTTTACCCTGAAACTGTTAGATACTTAGACGGTATCTAATCTAGGAGTAGTTCATGAAAGTTGAATTTAAAGCATCATGTGAAATTGATGGTAAAGAATTTAGAGTCATGAAAAGAAATAAACCAGTCACACATGTTGTGGCTGGTTATTTTATTTTCATTGCTTACTTCGTTTCTTTATTGAAAGACGGTAAAGCTAAAATTGTTGAAGTGTCTGAAAAAGATTTTGAAGACATGCCAGAAGAATTTGAAGGTCAAAAGCCTGATGAATTCGTAATTGATATTCTAGGTCAATTTCAGGATGAACTAGAAAAAGAAGAACCTTCTAAAGAAGGAGAAGAAAATGATGAAACAATTTCTGATTCTTCTAGTAGCAGTGATTCTTCTGTTGAGTCTTCAGAAGACGTAAAAGATTCTGAAGAACAATCTTCTGATGAAGTAAAAGAAAATGATTCTGAAGAAGTGAATGAACCTTCTGAAGATGAAAAGGAATTTGCTTTTCTTGAAGATAAGAAACTTCGTCTGACTAACAAAGAAAAGAAACGTCACGCAGAACTTAAAGCTAAACTTAAAGGGTAAGCACAATGGACATTGCTACATTTAGAACAGAATTTCCTGAATTTACACTTGCACTTTACCCTGATGCACAGGTCACTTTTTGGTCAAACTTAGGTGAACTATTAGTCAATGAATGCAAGTGGGATACAATGAAACCGTTTGGTGTATCACTGTTCACTGCCCACCACTTAGTTATTGCTAAAGCTAACTTAGACGCTTCTACTTCTGGAAGTCTACCAGGGCAAACATCAGGCCCAACAGCTTCAAAGGCAGTTGGGTCTGTTTCAATATCCTATGACACCAACGCAGGTCTTGAAAAAGATGCAGGTCATTGGAACCTTACTTCATACGGTAAACAGTTTATTCATTTACTAAGAATGTTTGGTGCAGGTGCAGTTCAACTTTAAAGGATAAAATGAAAACAGGTGACTTCAAAATTTTATTCGATGGAACCAAAAAGTTCCAAGAAACGATGAAGGCACTAGCTGTTTCAGACGTTCTGGTTGGAATTCCTGAACAGGCAAATGAACGTAAAGCTGAAGACGAATTTGATAACATGTCAAACGCAGCAATTGGATACGTTCAGGAATTTGGTAGTGACCTTGCAGGAATACCACCCCGACCACACTTGGTTCCAGGTGTGAAAAATGTTGAAAAAGAAGTAGCAGAAGAATTTAAACATGCAGCACAGAAGTCTTTTAGTGACCCAAGTGCAATTGTAAAACACTTCACACGTGCAGGAATAATTGCATCAATGAGTGTGAAGAAACTAATCAATGACCAAACAGGTTTTGAACCTTTGTCTGAATCAACCATTGCAGCAAGAAAAGCTGAAGGTTTTAAAGGAACAAAGGCACTTATCAGAACGGGACAATATAGAAACGCAATTACTTATGTAGTAGAAGGCAAATAAACCATGGCAAGAATTGATGTAAGTGAACTAATGAATGACCCTGATTTTGTGAATAACTTCACAGTGGTTAGACGTGTGCCCACCATCAACACTTATGGTGAAAACACTTTAGCTGAAACACAAGTAGCAGCAGTTGGTTCAATTCAATCACCAGGCAAAGAAGTAGCAAACAGACTACCAGACGGTGTGAAACTTTCTAGTGTGAAGACTATTTACACTAAGACAGTTTTGAATGCAGACAAAGCAAGTGGGTATGTAGACCAAATAATTTGGGAAGGTCTAAGATACAACGTTGTAACAGTTCTTCCATGGGGTAACTTTGGAAGTGGTTGGTATGAATGTGACGTTGAATTAGAAAAGGCTAGTCTATGAGTAATACAAGTGCAACAGGTGGTTTTTTAGTTCAATCAGAAGCACCACTTCCAGGGAATACAACCCTGCTTAGATATATTCAACAGGTTATTGTTGGGCTTACTGGTTTGGATGGAACACTTGTTAGACCTAAGTGGCAGAAGAACCCACCTAAAGTTCTACCAAACCCAGAAGATAACTACTGCACATTTGGTGTCAGTACAAACGATGTAGAAGCTGGTGAAGCTTATGTAGTGCCTAATGAAGCTGGTAGTGCTTCTACTCTCCAAAGACATGAAGAACTTACTGTGCTTTGTTCTTTTTACGGGAGTGATTGCCAGAAAAATGCAGGGGCTTTTCGTGACGCTTTTCAGATAAGTCAAAACCGTGACACGTTAAAAGCTGCTAACATGGGCTTTAAAGAAACAAGTGCAATCAATTTTGTTCCTGAAATTCATGGTCAGGTCTGGTTCCCACGGGCTGATGTGACTGTAATCCTAAGAAGACAAATTGACCGTACCTTTGCCGTGTTGAGTTTTGAAGGTTCTAGTGGGACTATTAAAGGACTAAAAGATAATGATGAAACAGAAAACGTTCCTTGGAATGTTTCAGAAATACCATAAGGAGTAAATAATGAGTAATGGACTATCAGTTTCAAGATTGGTGAACGTCACAGTAAACCTTTCACCACTAGCAGCAGCAAGACGGGGTTTTGGAACTCTCCTTATTGCTGGTGATTCAAACGTTGTTGATGCTAGTGAACGTATTCGTTCTTATACAACACTAGAAAGTGTTGCTGCTGATTTTGGTACTTCAGCACCAGAATATTATGCAGCAGCTTTGTACTTTGGTCAGACACCTAAACCACGTCTTCTAAGTATCGCACGATGGTTAAGAACTGCATCAGCAGGTTTTATCAAAGGTGCTTCACTTACTACTGCTGAAAAACTTATGTCTGCATGGACAATTATTGTTTCAGGTGGTTTCAAAGTTGATGTTGATGGTGTTGAACAGGAAATTCTAACACTAGATTTTTCAGGTGAAACAACCCTAAATGGTGTTGCTGCTGCTATCACTGCTGAACTATCAGGTGCAGTTTGTACTTATGATGGTACACGGTTCATGATAACTAGTTCAACAACTGGTATTGCTTCTGAAATTGGTTATTTGTCTGCACCTGATTCAGGAACAGACATTTCAGCACAATTGAAAATGACTTCTGCTTTAGCACTTACACCCATTGCTGGTGCCGCTGCTGAAACTGCTGTTGACTGCATTGCTGTTCTTACAGACATGTCACCAGACTTTTATGGTATTATGTTTGCAGCTTCTACAATGCCAAACAGTGCAGCACTTATTGAAGTGGCAGCTTTGGTTCAAGGTTTAGCTACTTCAAGAATCTTTGGAGTGGTTGAAACTGACACACGTGTTTTAGATGCTGGTTACACTGCTGATTTAGCAAGTGCAATGTCAGACCTTGGTTACACCAGAACTTGTGTGCAGTTTTCAGAAAATGCCTATGCAGTGGCTTCACTTTTTGGGCGTGCCTTTTCAGTAAACTTTGCTGCTAACCGTTCAACAATCACTTTGATGTATAAACAACAACCAGGCGTTGTTGCTTCAAACATTACTGAAACCCAGGCACAAACACTTAAGGCAAAACGCTGTAATGTGTTTGTAGAATATGACAATGACACTGCTATCATTCAATATGGTGTCATGAGTGGTTCAGCTTATTTTGATGAAATTCATGGTTTAGACTGGTTTCAAAATGCACTTCAAAATGCACTTTATAACCTTCTTTACACTTCTAAAACAAAAATTCCACAAACTGATGCTGGTTCAAACCAACTGGTAACAGAAGTGAACAACGTTTGTAATGAAGCAATCAACAATGGTTTAGCAGGGCCAGGAACTTGGAATGCAGACGGGTTTGGACAACTTGAACGTGGTCAGTATTTGAAGTCAGGTTACTATGTTTATGCACAACCTATGTCACTTCAAAATCAGTCAGACCGTGAACAAAGAAAAGCACCACCTATTCAAGTGGCTTTAAAACTTGCAGGTGCAATTCAGGAACTTGACGTGATTGTTGATGTGAACAGATAAGGTAAATAAAACATTTTTTAAAAGGGGTTCAATATGGTTTACAGTTTTTTAGATGTTGTTGCAGCAATTGCAGGGCCAGGGATTGCAGCAAATTTAGGTTCTGGTGCAGGTGTAGCTGAAGAAGGAATAGACATTGTTCCTTTAGAAGATAAGAACATGATGCAAATTGGTGCTGATGGTAGGGCACAACATTCATTGATTGCTTCTGATGCAGGTACAGTGTCAGTAAAAATTCTTAAAACTTCACCAGTGAATGCACTTCTAATGGCAGCTTATGAATTTCAATCTTCTTCAAGTGCCCTTTGGGGTAGAAACGTTCTGACTGTTGTGAACACAACTACTGGTGATGTTACTACAATTCAACAGGCAGCTTTTAAAAAGAAACCTGACCTTGGATATAAGAAAGAAGCTGGTTTCAATGAGTGGGTTTTT